CGCAATGCCGTGAGAATCAGTCCTACCAGCAGGAAGCATGCGACGGATGTAGACAGGAGTTACGTCTACACCGTCGTATGCATCCATCCCGCAAGATTCTCGGAATTTCCCATTCCAGAATGACTTGTGGGCATTGACTTTGAACGCGAACGCGCTCAAATTCGTGCTGATAGCGGGTGCCTCATCTACAGGAACGATTAAATCGTCACCGTAGACAAATACCCCGCTACGATACTTACGTATCGAAGCAGGGGTGATGCGCACTCCGGCCAACTGCAACCTAATCGAAATGATAGCGATATAAAACGCCATCGATTCGATCGGGAAACAGAGGGCTGAACCCATAGACGCAAACTTCCGAAGTGGAATTGTCATTCCACTAGGGAGAGTTGCCCTAGTACTGCGACATGAAAAAACGCGACCTCTGAATTCGGGGTCGCACCTTAACATTCGCCATACTAGGCCAGCAGACACGCGGTCGGAAGCTTCAGACATATCGAGAGTGGCACTAGTGCCATCCCGAGATGAACTGAGAGCTAGCTTAGCATTTATACTCTGATCACGAAAATTAACGTGACCAGAAGTATACGAACCTCGGTGCTCAATCCGAGGAATCAGCCAAGCAGCAATTGACTGCTGTATGTATTGCATACATACAGGTTCAATCGCAATTACACGCGGTGTCTTCTGAGTCTTAGGGACAAAGACAACCCTCACGGGTGACTCGTCCCGGGTGCTGATCATTCGAACTGGATGATCATCAAGCCCTAACGTAAAATTCGAGATAGAACCTATCCCGTATTCTACGAAAGGAAAATGATGATCCAATCTTGAAGGCCAGGTGGGAAAGAGAAACTTCCCATTCCCCCTAATGCCTTCTTGAGTGGTTCCAGGACCATGCCTAGGAACGAATTCGAGTCCGGGATCCTGATAAGGGACCCGAACAAGTAAATCGCTCCAAATAACATCGCTGACACGACAAAATATGTCAGCGAGGCTATCAACGGCTTCATGGGCACGAAGATCAGACTCACATTGCACAAAGGCGGACTCGGCAGCTTTCTCTCTCGTGCGCGAGCACGGGAGTTTAAGCTTCTTCGCAAATAGACAAATCTGTCTAACTGCAAAGACGCAATCCGGATCCGCCTCGGTGCGGAGTACTCCATCAGGACCAAAAATCCTCTCCATGTACCCTCCGAGAAATCGGGGGCCACATGTTCCTCTCCGAAACCTAAATTTCGGAAAGAGAGCTGGTGAGAGGCATCCAACCTCAAGGGCTCTTTCGAGCCCTTGAGCATAGGACGGAAGAGTGATAGTGAGAAAGCTATCACCTTCATTTAAGGTCCTCCTCGTGACAGTTAAAATGTCACGTTTGGGGTTGGCACCACACCTGATACTGCAATCCT